CCGCATGCGCTACTACTGCGCGTGGGACTTGGCGATCGGTAAGAACGACAGAAACGACTACACCGTCGGCATCGTTGTAGGTGTCGATGAGTATGACCAGATGTTCGTGATGGACATGGTACGTGGCCGGTTTGATGGCTTTGAGCTGGTTGAGCAGATACTCGACCTGTATGAAGTGTGGAAGCCGTCGATCATAGGTATTGAGAAAGGACACATCGAGATGGCTCTCGGGCCATTCCTCGAGAAACGTGTGCGCGAACGTGGGCTCTACGAAGCGTACTTCAAAGATTTAAAGACAGGCCGCAGGGACAAAGAAGCGCGCGCCAGAGCAATCCAAGGTCGGATGCAACAGGGTATGGTTTTCCTGCCCCGAGACGAAGAATTTACAGGCCCACTGGTAGCAGAGTTATTGCGCTTCCCGAATGGGGTACACGACGACCAGACGGACGCCCTGGCTTGGATTGGTTTGATGATGACTGAGTTCAGCACTTTCCATGAAAAGGTAGAGCACATACCAAGCTGGAGAGACAAGCTGCCTGGGTTACTTAAAGGCGAACGCACTAAATCGGCAATGAGCGCATAACAATGGCAAAGACAAAGAAGATAGATCCTGCGAAGGAAGAAGAGATTACCCGCACTCAGTGGGCTCGCTACGAGCGCGCACGGGACAATGGGCACTTAGACTACGTGGATATGGCGCTCAAATGTGATGAGTATTATCAGGGCGATCAATGGGACCCTGATGACGCAGCGATGTTAGAGAACGAGGGTCGCCCCGCTCTAACGATTAACACTATTCTCCCTACTATTAATACCATCTTGGGTGAGCAGTCTACGCGAAGGGCTGACGTCCAGTTTAAGCCGCGCCGAGGTGGAGATGAAGAAGTAGCGCATACTCTCACCAAGCTGTACCTACAGATATCGGACAATAACAAGTTGGACTGGGTTGAGCAGCAGGTGTTCGCTGACGGCTTGATTATGGATGGCCGTGGTTACTTTGATGTTCGGATGGACTTCAGCGACCACGTTGAAGGTGAGATCCGAATCACGGCTAAAGATCCGCTGGACATACTAATCGACCCTGACGCAAAAGACGCTGACCCAAAAACTTGGAACGAAGTGTTCGAATCTAAGTGGATGACGCTTGATGAGATCGAAGAGCTATACGGCAAGGACAAAGCCGACCGGCTGTTGTTTGTTGCCGAGAACGGCATGAGTTTCGGACCTGACTCAGTTGAGTATCAAGAGACACGTTTTGGTGACACTGAGACCAATGATGATTACTTCGGCGCTGGAGTTCCAGGCGATGAAGAGTACCGTAACGTTAAAGCGTTGCGTGTAGTAGAGCGGCAGCACAAGAAGATATCTCGCGCAGCATTCTTCGTCGACCCAGATACCGGAGATCAAAGACAAGCCCCCGATGAGTGGAGCGAGGCTAAGAATAAAAAGTTCGCAAAGCAGTACAACTTGACGTTAATTAGTAAGGTCATCCGTAAAGTACGGTGGACTGTGACCTGTGACAAGGTCGTGCTGCATGATGACTGGTCGCCCTACAATCAGTTCACCGTTGTACCTTTCTTCTGCTACTTCCGCAGGGGTCGCCCTTTTGGAGCGATCCGCAACCTACTCTCTCCGCAAGAGCAGCTAAACAAGATTGCTAGCCAAGAGCTGCACATAGTTAATACTACAGCTAATAGTGGCTGGATGGTTGAGTCGGGATCGTTGGTCGGTATGACTGCAGATGACCTCGAGGAGCACGGTGCAGAGACTGGACTCGTCCTCGAGTATGCACGCGGCACCACACCCCCACAGAAGATTGGCGCTAATCAGATACCGACTGGTCTCGACCGTATCGCGCAGAAAGCTGCGTTGAACATTAAGACCATCTCGGGTGTTAACGACTCTATGTTGGGCACGGACAGCGCAGAAGTATCGGGTATCGCGATTCAGGCTAAGCAGAACCGTGGCGCGATCATGATCCAAGTACCACTGGACAACCTGCGTAAGGCGCGGCAGTACCTTGCTGAAAACATATTGAATCTCGTGCAGACATTTTACACAGAGCAACGGGTTATTCAGGTCACCAACGAGCAAGACCCGTTGAAGCCTCGCGAAGAGATGATTGTTAATGAAGAGACCCCCGAAGGCACCATCATTAATGACCTAACGCTTGGCGAGTACGACGTAGTTGTTGCGACAGCTCCAGCTAGGGACAGCTTCGACGAAGTTCAATTTGCTGAGGCGATCAATTTGCGACAGGCGGGAGTTGTTATTCCTGATGATGCAATTATTGAGTACAGCCATCTAGCTAGAAAAGGCGAGCTCGCGAAGCGAATCCGCACAATGACTGGCCAGGAACCGCCTACGCCAGAGCAAGCAGAAGCCATGCAGCAACAGCAGCAAATTCAAATGCAACAACTGCAACTTGAGATGGCGAAGCTCGATGCGGACGTTAAGAAAACTCAATCCGAAGTGGCTCTTAACATCGCGAAGGCTCAGGACGCGACTGACGTCGATCCTCAGATCCGCATGGCAGAGATACAAGCGAAGCTCCAGATCAATCAAGAACAGCTCGACCTACGTCGAGAGTTGGCAGATCTAAGTGCAGCTTCTAAAGAGAATCAATCACAAACCAGCGCTGCTACGAAGTTAGCTACAGCAGCATTTAGCAATACCAACATGAACAACAGGAGTTCTTAAATGAGTAAGCAAGAAGATACAACAGTAGAAGACAAAGCCGTTGAGTTTGATGTAATGCCTGGCGCAGATCGGCCCGATGAGGACGATGCCCCAGCGTTAGATTTAAGTTTTGAAACTCTTGAACAGGAGGTTGACGAAGTTGTTGAGGAAGAAGAAGTTGTGGCAGAGGATGCAGAAGAGGAAACCGTTACCGAAGAACCCGACGAAATTGTTTCTGAAGATGAACAACGTACAGAAGAAGAAACATCCCCCGACGCCGAGCTAGAAGAAGAGCTGGTAGTTGAGGAAAAATCAGTTAAAAAGCCAATGGTTCCTAAAGCTCGGCTTGATGAGGTTCTAGCAAAGCAAAAAGCTCTGCAGAAACAGCTAGACGAAATCAATGCGGCTAATGAAAAAGCAGAAGAAGCGCCCGAATCCTACGATTTCGATGCAAAAGAAGTCGAATACCAGAACATGGTGCTTGATGGTGAGACAGAAAAAGCTGTTGCGCTACGCCGAGAGATCAGAAAGGCCGAACGAGACACGTTAGAGTACGAAATGCGCCAAGAAATGAGTCAGACGGTAAACCAAGACCGCCAGATGACCGCACTTCAGCAAGCCGCTAACGCGATGGAAGATGCTTACCCTGTCTTTAACCGCGACTCAGACGATTACAACGAAGACATAACTAATGAAGTCGTTGAACTGCGTGATGCCTTCATTATAAAGGGCTACGAAGCCGTAGATGCGCTATCAAAAGCCGTTAAGTACGTCGTGAAAGACCACGATTTAGATCAAGCGCAAGAAAGTGCGCCAAGTTTGGCAGGTAAAGCGCAAAAAAGTGATGAGCTTGCCAAAAAACGCGCCCAAGTTAACAAAAAACTGAAGGCTGCTGACGCTCAACCGCCTGAACTGCCAGGTGAGAGCTCGGCGCACCACGGAGAAAGGGCGATGGACCTCTCTGCTATGACCGAAGAGGAGTTCGCTGCCCTGCCTGAAGCAACTTTAAAGCGCCTACGAGGCGATATTTTATAACGAGGTAACAAATGCCAGTTAAAAAAGACCCACGATTAGCCCGAGCTGGAGTCTCGGGCTATAACAAGCCCAAGCGCACCCCTTCTCACCCAAAGAAAAGCCACATTGTGGTAGCGAAAGAAGGTGACAAGATCAAAACCATCCGTTTTGGCGAGCAAGGTGCATCTACTGCGGGTAAGCCCAAGGCAGGCGAGTCCGAAAAGATGAAGAAAAAGCGCGCTAGCTTCAAGGCGCGGCATGCTAAGAACATATCCAAGGGCAAAATGAGCGCGGCCTATTGGGCAAATCGCGCCAAGTGGTGATCTGATGGCTAGAAGTGACGAGCCCAAGTGGAAACGCATTGTTGCTGCTGTAAAGGCAGGATCAAAAGGCGGTAAGCCTGGACAATGGAGCGCGCGCAAAGCACAACTAGCCACGCAGCGTTACCAAAAATCAGGGGGTAGCTACTCTGGGCCGAAGACAAAGGCTCAAAAGGCACAGTCTAAGTGGACAAAAGAGGACTGGGGCACTAAGTCTGGCAAGAATAGCACCCAAGGTAAGAAGGCTACCGGCGAACGGTACTTACCTAAAGCTGCTCGTGACGCGTTGAGTAAGAAAGAGTACGCAAAAACCAGCGCAAAGAAGCGCCGAGATACTAAGGCCGGTAAGCAAGTTAGCAAGCAGCCCACGAAAATAGCTAAGAAAACTGCCCGTCACAGATAGTTGTTGCATTGTAATATTAGCTGTACTAATATGATTTATACGTCTACCAGTACGATAACTGGTCGGCCCGTAGCCGTAAAAAACGTACCCCTCGCCTGCATAAGGCGTAAAACCTGCCGAGGTCGCGCCTCGTTAATAAGCGCTAGTTCGTTGCTACACGATACGTAGATACGGATTAGCCGCTCCTAAAGTCGGCTGAGTAAGTGGCGTGTGCCACAAAATTATTTA